CCAATCGGAAAATTACAGCAACAACCTAACTCCCCTTATAAATCCAATCTAACAGTAGGAAACCTCATGAATTATTTACAGGATATAGTTGACTTAACCGTAGCTATTACAGAGAAAGTGTCTCTACAAAATGAACAAAACAACCAAAGTATTGATGAGTTTAATACTGTATTTGATGAAACAGTTGAACTAAAAACTAAACTCAGTGCCGCAGAGGACATGTTAACTAAGCAATCTGACCACACTGCCAAGATGATTGCAATTGTTGAAGCTTCTAAAATTAGGGCTAATGTAGAAGGGGCTACGATTATTAGTTTACGTGCTCAATTAAGTGCACTAGTAGCACTGGACCCTAAACGATTATCCAAGATTAACAAACGCTACAAAGAAGATAATGCTTCGTTGAAGACTGCCAACAAAGCGTTAAATGCTAAAAATACAGTACTTAAAGCAGACATAAATAAGTTATCTAAAGAACTTTCTAGTAAGGGTAATATACCTTTTTATACCTGCCCTACTTCAGGAAATACTTTAACAACTGTTGCAGGTGTACGTGTCCCAATGAAGAAGGAATCCAACGGAGTCCCGGGATCCCCTGTATTGGAATACTTCAACATGGAAAAAGGTATTAGCCGTAGAGGTTATTTAGGACAGGATGATTGCCTTCTATGGGCGAGTGCAAAAAATACTTTACCATCTAAAGAAGAGTCTATGATAGCCCGAGAATTCATTCACTTGTTTTGTAAACAAGCCAAGATTAAAATTAAAATTAAAAAAACAGACTAGGTATACCCTTCGGGGTGTTCCTCACTAAACATTATACAAAACCATAACTAAGGATTTATTATGTCAGCTACAGCACAACACCCACTCTCAGTATCATTCAATACTGCTGAAAAGTTAGTTAAACTTGCCTTGATGAAAGGCTTAGCAGTAATGCTACATGGTTCACCTAGCTCAGGTAAAACAGCTATAGGCAGTAAGGTAGCTAAAGAAGCTAACCTTGAACCTATTACATTCTCACTGCTAGACCACGAACCTACAGATATCTGTGGCTTACCTGACTTACGTGGAGAGAAAGCTACATTCAAACCTTTTGATACATTCCCTATTGAGGGTGACCCTTTACCTGAAGGTAAGAATGGGTGGTTGATTATGCTTGATGAGTTTTCATCAGGAGGTCGTGCTATGCAAGCTGCTGCTAATAAACTTTTGTATGAACGTTTGATTGGAAGTAAGAGTTTACACCCTAATGCTCGTGTGATGGCAATGGGTAACCTTGCATCAGATAATGCATTTGTAGTGGGTATGCCTCAACACACCAAGTCTCGTCAAGCACACTTGTTTGTTCACCAAGAACTAGATGAGTGGACGGATTGGGCATTAGAAGCAGATGTGGATAGGACTCTAATAGCCTATGTTCAATCTAAACCTTCAATGCTTACAAAGTATGACCCTGACAATATTGATGTTAATTACCCTTGTGCACGTACCTTAGAGATGTGCTCTGATACCATTAAAGGTGCTCCTTTTGAACGATGGATGCTTCCACTGGTTCAAGGTATTTTAGGTACAGGAACTGGTTTAGAGTTTTATAACTTCTCTAAATACTCAGAACAACTACCTTCCCTTAAACAAATTATTGCCGCACCTGATGAGGTCAAGATTCCTGATAAGCAATCATACAAATTTGCCTTAGCGATGATCATCTCTGACGGTATTAATAAAGAGAATGCCCCTGAGATAATGAAGTTTATTCAACGAATGTCCACTGACCTTCAATACTTCATCTTTCGTGCTGCATGTAAGCGTGATTTAACACTTATTGCTGTCCCTACCATTCGTGAATGGGCATCAGGTATCTCTGATAAGTACTCTAAAAAAGTAGCATAGGTGACCTATGAAGAATGTAACAGAAGATACACTTGTTGATTTAAAGATGCGTATGGCAATGGATAAGGATTTATTATTCTTTACCACTATCCTATATGGATTAGAGCTTCACTTAGGTGAAACCAAATTTAATACAGCTTGTACAGATGGAACCAGTATTACCTTCACTAAGGAGTTCCTTGAAGGAATGACTGAAGATGAAGCTTTAGGATTACTTCTTCATGAGGTACGTCATGTATCGGATATGCACCAATTCCGTAGAGCAGGGCGTGACCCTGAATTATGGAATGCTGCTTGTGACCATGCAATCAACTTGGATATTATCCAAGATGGTTTTAAGTTACCTGAGTTAGAACATGCTTGTTATAACAAGAAGTATGTAAATATGGCAGCAGAAGAAATTTATGAGAAACTTCTAGAAGATTCCCCTGATGAAAAACCAATGCTACCTGATTTAGGTGATGGTGATGGAGTAGAAGGGGAGGATACCCCTAATTCTGGCTCAGGAGGAGTACCTAGTAAGGAAGTTGAAGATGACATCAAGGATTTAATCATCCAAGCAGTTCAAGTGTGTGAGAAGACCTCTGACAGTGCTGTAGGGAATATACCTGCTCATATTAGACGTATGGTATCAGACTGGTTAGAGCCAGCTGTACCTTGGCAAAACCTTTTACAGAAATACATGAACCAGAAGTGCAAGGATGATTATTCTTGGCAGCGCCCTAACAGACGTTATGCAGCACACAAGATGTATGTGCCTAGTTTATACTCCGAACAACTCGGACCTATCCATGTATTTATTGATGGTTCATGCTCTGTGTCTGATAAAATGTTCAGTATGCAGATAGGTCAAATCAAATGGATTAAGCATAATCTTAATCCTAAAGAAATTCGCATCATTGTGTTTAATACAAAGATTGTAGATGAGTTCATCTTCGATGAATTTACTCCAATCAATGTAGAGTTCAAAGCTCGGGGAGGTACTGCTGTACGTGAGGTAGTTACTTACATGGCAGAACACAGGGCGGAATGTAATATTATTTTAACCGATGGTTACTTTCGACATGTTTCACTCGTTGATGTGAAAGATGATGTGCTTGCCGTTATCTACGATAATGATAACTTTAAGTGGGAGGGTGCTGAAACCATCTACCTACCTAAAGAGAAATTACGATGAAACAAGAAATACTTAAAGCAGTAGACCACTATTTATTTAGTGGTACTGTTGGAAACCTTAGGGTTATATATGACCAAGCGGTGAAGCTAAACAACTGTACTACATTTAGTTTTAGTTTCTTTACTCCTAAACTATGCGCACGACCCACAATAGGTGGAAGCTACTCGACAGTACCTAGTGCTGAAACCTTAGAATTCTTAAAGCCTTACGTGATTAAGTACCAACCACTCATCCGTAGTAGGGAACTTATCCAATGTTATTTACTCCAGTTCTTGAACCAGAGTGAATCAGAGTGGGATGTGTTAGAACTACTTACTGAAAGTATGCAAATTAAGCTTGGGGTTAAGGAGGGTTTCGTGACGGAATCTAACAACCCTCTGGTTATGCTCTTCAAGCAAAGACCTGAATACGAGATGATTAAACAACAAGAAGTCTTTACGACTATGGGGATATAATATGGCTATTAAAAAACCAACACCTGAGCCAGCAAGACTTATGCGGGTAGGATTTGGCTTGGATTATAACTCAACACTCCTTCTAACTTATACTGAAGCTTCTCAACTAATGTTACTTCTTGAGAAAGCTCAAATTTTCACTGAGAGTTATGACGAAAAAACTACTTCAATTAGTAAAGGTGCTAAAGATAATCAATTCATATTCAAACCTATGGATATGGAGGTGTATGATAACATTCTTGTAGCCCAAACTTTGGGAGTAACCTTTAAAGAATTCAATGAACAAATACAAAAGGAAAAAGATAATGGAGTTGAATAAAGGACAAGAGAAAGTATTTCAACAGTTGCAAGAGTTCTTAGCGAGTGATGAAAGATTTTTCTCACTTGAGAGTGGAGGTGGATATGGTAAGACATTCCTATTAAACCACTTGGAAAGTAAAATACCTGAGTTGAATAAAGTCCGTAGCTTAATGCACCTACCCCAAATAGGTAAGATGTTATACACAGCTACTACCAATAAAGCAGCATCTCTCCTAGGAAATAATAGTAGCACTATTCATAAGCTATTTAAGATTTACCCTAACACTAACTACAAGACTGGGGTTACTACTTATAAAGTAGGTAACACCGCTGACTTATATGAGGAGCTCCTTGTTTTAGATGAAAGCTCTATGCTTGACCCTAAGATATTTGAAATCGTAGAAAGTAAAATTAGAGGTAGAGCCAAAGTAATCTTTGCACTTGACCCTTATCAGCTTGCACCTATAGGGCATGAAGCCCCTATTGTAAACGAACTGGTAACGACCCATAACATCCCAAGGGGGGAACTGACTGAACCAATGAGACAGGATAAGGATTCTCACCTATTTAAGGTGTGTAATATGTTACGTGATTGTGTGCGTAAACAAGTCTACACTCCCATTGAACTTGGTAAAGGTATTCGTGCAGTAAGTGCTACTGAGTTTCAAGCGGAGTACCTAGCAGCATTTCAAGCACATGAAGATGTACGTATTATTGCACTCTCTAACAATCAAGTTGAGTCCCATAATGGCTACATCCGTAAAACCTTATATAATATTGACAGGTTCCAATTAGGTGACCCTGTAGTTGCTGCTTCAGCAATGGATAATGTACCTGAGATTAAAGTGGAGGAAACCTATACCATTCGTGAAATAGGTAAAACTCTAAATGATGGGCATCTTGATTATTATGAAGTGGACTTAGGTTTATCTCAGTGGTTCAAGGTACCTGTTAATAAACAATTATATTTTAAACGCCTAAAAGCAGCTCAGCAAGAAGGGAAGTCAAGTGGGGACTGGTCAGTGTACTACACACTAAAAGCAAACTACTTAGACATCCGTGATGGCTTCGCATGTACAGCTCACAAGGCACAAGGAAGTACTTACGATAAAGTCTTTTTAGACTTTGCAAGTCTTACTCAGTGCCCTGATATAAACACATTCTTACGTGCTCTTTATGTGGCAGTAAGTAGAGCTCGGTATGAAGTTGTTATTTATGGTTTATAGGAGAACTCTATGGGTTATTACAGTAAAGTTAGTATAACAATTAAGGTTGAGGACTATAAGATAAAAGACCTTTTACACCTTAATGACTTCCCTGCCTTATTTCATGAAGCGCTTTCTGAGACAGGAGATACAGACGCTACTGCCTCCTATGAGGAAGGTGTATTTGCCTTCCAAGTAGATGGTATTAAATGGTATGAAACTTATCATGATATACGTGAGGTAATGGATTATCTTAAAACACTTAATATAGAAAACTACCACTTTGTATATGTAGGGGAGGATTCCTCTGACCAGATCGAGCTGGGTGAGTATGCGGATGAAGTCTACATCGTTTCTGATATCTGTTACCCCTAAGGAACTTTATGTACCATTTAACGTTTGGAAATACCCAGTTTAATTTAGCTTTACTTATTAAACTTGAATCACTTCAGGAAGAGCCTCTTCGTAAGGAGTATCTCAACCCTCTCGAACAGGCAGGGTTAGACATTTCTGGTTCAGTAGCTTTTAGCTTAACCTACGATAAGAAGAAGCCTAGTGCAAAGTGTCGAAAAGAATACTTAGCTACTCTTCTACCTGAATTAGATAAGCTTGGGATAGCTACCCTTCTTTGTTTAGATGGTGAATATTTCAAATCTTTGACGGGTCAAACTAAATCTGAGGCTCATCTCGGAAATGTTCTACCTTGTAAAGTTAAAGGTTATGAACATTTGAGTATTATTTATGGTTTCAACTATAACTCATTCTTTTATAATCCCGATACTCGTGTACGTAACCAATTAGCCCTTAAAGCCGTTGTATCGTATTTTGAAGGGAGTTATGTTGGAATTGGTACAAATGTCTTGAAGGACATTCGTTACCCTGTTGAAGCAGCGCATATTAAGGCTGAGTTAACAGGACTGATGCATGAACCAATCCTTGCAGCGGATATTGAAGCGTTTAGCTTGAAACATTACTCAGCGGGTATAGGTACTTTCTCACTCTCTAAGAATAAAACCTCTGCGGTAGTATTCCCCGTGGATGCTGTTGCTTGTGACCCTTATGAGTTGGAAGTATGGGATAAGAAAGATAAGAAGTTTAAAACTAAAATAGCCCATATTAAAGAAGTAAGGAATGAATCAATAAGAAGAGTACTTCGTTGGTTTCTTGAAACTTACCAAGGTAAATTACTTTGGCATAATATTAGTTATGATGCCACGGTGCTCACCTATCAACTCTGGATGACAGATGTTTTAGATAGAGTAGGTATGCGTGTAGGTCGAGAACATATGCTCCGTACTGGAGAGTGTACTCAACTAATGACGTATTTAGCTGTGAATTCTTGTGCGGGTAATACCCTCGGGTTGAAACACCAAGCACATGAGTATGTAGGTAACTACGCTATTGAAGTAAAAGATATAAGGTTACAAACCTTACCTGACTTACTTAAGTATAATGGTATTGATACGGTTGCTACTTACTTTGTTTATGAGAAGAACCATGCCCGTATGGTTGCTGATGGGCAAGAAGAATTCTATGAAAGCATATTTAAACCTGCTTTATATGACATTCTTGAGATGCAACTTACAGGTATGTGTTTAGATTTAGACCGTGTACGCACGGTACAATCAGAATTGGAAGTCATTCGTTTAGAAGCTGTTACAACGATTGCTAATACCCCTTTGATACAGATGTTCATTCAGGACTCTATTGATAAGGAAGTAACCGAGCGTAACGCAGCTTACAAAACCAAAGTGATAGATGCTTCTGAAGCTAAATTCCAATTAAACCTAAACTCAGGTGTACAGCTACAAAAGATTATCTATGAGTGGATGGCTCTACCTGTTATTGACAAGACTAAATCAGGTCAACCCTCAACTGCAGGAAAGACCATTAAGAAAATAATGGATCATCCTAGCGCTAAACCCTACTTAGAATGTTTGGAAGCTTTCAGAGATTTCTCTGATGTAGAGAAGATACTAACTTCTTTTATTAATACTTTCTTAAACAATCATTGGCTAGGTCCTGATGGTGTCCCACGTATATACGGTTCATTTAAGTTAGGGGGTACTGTTTCAGCTCGTTTGAGCGCAAGCGACCCTAATATTCAACAGATGCCTTCTGGTTCCCGTTTTGGGAAGTTGATTAAATCATGCTTCATTGCACCTCCTAACAAGGTGTTCTGTATGTCTGACTTTGCAGGATTAGAGGATGTAGTAAATACACTACTAACTCGTGACCCCGCTAAAGAGAAGGTATTACTTGAAGGTTTTGATGGACATTCCTATAGGGCATATCACTTCTGGCAAGAAAAGTTTCCAGATATTGACGTTACCTCTGCTGATAGTATTAATTCAATTGCTATCAACCATGGGGGTATACGTAGTGCTGGTAAGCCTGTGCATTTTTCCCAACAGTACCAAGGTACTTGGAAGACGTTGGTGAAGAACTGTGGCTTTGAACCAGATGAAGCTATGATGATTGAGGATAGATATCAGATTCTTTACAAAGTTAGTTTCGACTGGGTAAAGGAAAAAACTAGGCAAGCATCCAGAGATGGTTATGCTGTTTGTGCTTTTGGCCTCAAGATACGTGCTCCTATACTAGACCAAGTAGTCTTAGGTAATAGGAAGACACCTCATGAGGCTGAAGCTGAGGCACGAACTCTGGGAAATGCTATCAGTGGTCAATCCTATTGTTTACTTAACGGTAGAGCTTCTACGGAGTTCATGCAAAAAGTTCGCGCCAGTAAGTACGTGGATGATATTTGGCTGTGTGCTCATATACATGATGCTATTTATTTATACGTGGCTGATAATCTGGAAGTAATTAAGTGGGTTAATGATAATTTAATTGAATCTATGCGTTGGCAGGAACTTCCTGAGTTAATACATGATAAAATTAAACTATCAAGTGAACTTGATATTGCTTACCCTGACTGGAGTAAACCTATCACCTTGGCTAATGATATCTCTGTAGCTGAAATCAAACAAACACTTCTTACTGAAGTAACTAAACGAAAGGAAAAGTAACATGATTTTTTCAGATGAACGTACCCTATGGGCAGATGAGCAAAATGAGCTTGCTATCTTGCTTGCTAATAAGAGTCAGGATGAGGTGGGTGAAATACTGGAGGGCTATAGTAAACTTTTAATAAAGTCTTCTGGGCGTAAGGAGCGGAGGTTACAGCGTTTAGTACAACTTTGTACTGCCCCTTTATTACCTATATTGTTTCTGCTTATGGCTATTAAATGGTTACTAACTGGAGATAAATACCTAGATTCTTGGTTATGTAAGATAGGTATGACCGCAGAAAGAACTAAAAAATACTTTTTATAAGAAGGAAGTTGTAATGAGCAATATAGAATATACCAACCAACATAATATATCACTGCTTATGGCAGTGTGGTTGGCGCATGACACATACGACATGGTACCCGCTGAAAAGAAGGTATCTGTTACCACACTACTTAAGTCGGTTCGTCAGAATATTCTGAAGTCCCGTCAGGTAGGGTCAGCTAGTCCTTTAGCTGAAGATGTGTCAGGACTCATCAATGCTCGATTAGGTCAGGCAATCCATGCGGGTGTGGAGAAAGCTTGGCAACATCCCCAAAAGGCTTTATTGGCTTTGGGGTATCCTAAGAAAACTGTTGACCGAGTTGTCATTAATCCTACCAAGTGGGATGATAATGATGTTCCAATCTGGATTGAGATACGTTCAGAAAAACCGCTACTGGGATGGATAATCTCAGGTGAGTCTGATGCTATCCTCATGGGCGCTGTACGTGATATTAAGACCACTGGTATATTCGCTTACACATCTGGGTCAAATAATGCTAAGTACCGCTTACAGATGTCTCTATACCGTTGGTTGAACCAAGAGAAAGTAACCAGTCCAATGGGCTATATTGATTACTACTTTAAGGATTGGGATAAACTGGAATCAGGTTATAAAGCAAATTACCCCCCATTCCCTGTGTATGAACAACCTATACCCCTATTGTCTGTGAATGAAACTGAGCAATATGCTAAGAATAAATTACAACAAATAGAAAAGTATTGGGATTCTCCTGATGGAGATATTCCATTATGCGACTCAGAAGACCTCTGGCAAAGTAAACCAAAATGGCAATACTTTGGAGCGCTTACGAATAAGAAAGCCTCTAAGAATTTTGATACTGAATCAGAAGCGCTTATATGGCGTAATGCTAAAGGGAAAGGTGACGTTAGGTATAAAGCTGCTAAAGCTAAAGCCTGTACGTACTGCTCTGCTCAACCTCTGTGTGGGCAATATAAGATGCTTGCATCTCAAGGCTTAGCAGATTAACCTCTCCCACCCTTTTCAACAAAGGGGCTAAATAGCCTCTTTTTTAACCTCTAAAGCTAAGGATTACCATGGAATTAAAAGACCTAGCTACCATTGCACATCACCCTATCTCCGAAAAGGTAGTGGATGTCTTAAGGCAGCGCACTCAGAATACAGAAAGTGATAGCTACTTTCGTACCGTCACATCATTTTACTTTGCGCTTATGGCTGCATCAATGAGAACAAATGTATTAACCCATGACCGTGGTGTGTTACCCGTTAACCTCTACGCATTATGTACAGGTGAATCAGGTTTAGGTAAAGGCTTCAGTATGAATATTATTGAGAACACCTTACTTAAAGGGTTTAGAGATAAATTCACAGAAGATACTTTTAGTACCATATCTGAATTGGCTATTGAAAAAGAAGCTATGCGCTTAGCACAACGCCATGGCTCTGAATTTGAAGAGGAGCTGGATAAACTTAAAGTTGAAGCTGCATCTTATGGAGATATACCCTTTTCATTTGCTGAGGGTAGTGCTCCTGCTTACAAACAAATACGCTCTGCTTGTCAGTTATCCACTATTGGAGCCACTAACTACATTGTAGATGAAGTGGGTTCAAACTTAGGTAATGCTCAGGAGTTATGGAACACCTTACTCGAATGCTTTGATGGGGGGTTGGTGAAAGATAAAATCACTAAGAACTCATCAGATAACAAACGTTATAAACAACGTCATACACCTGTGCCCAGTAACATGCTCGCTTTTGGCACCCCTTCAAAATTACTTGATGGGGGTAAGACTGAAGCTGATTTCATGTCTTTATTGGAGACTGGTTATGGGCGAAGATTTATGTACGGGGTAGGTAATGTGGGTAAGGCTGAACATGTGTCTGCGGAAGATTTATATGACAAGCTTGTAAAAAGCATCTCATCTACTGATGTAAGTTACTTAGTGAATTTATTTACTAATCTAGCTGACCCAGTAAACTTTGACCGAATGGTTGAGGTACAACGTAATGAGGGAATCATTCTTCTCCAGTACAAACTTAATTGTGAAGCACTGGCTATGCAGTTTGGTGACCACGAGGCTATCCCTAGAGCACAGTTAGAGCATCGTTATTTTAATGCTCTTAAGCTAGCTGCCACATATGCCTTTATTGATAGCACTCCAAACATAACTGAAGCCCAATTGTACTCTGCTATTAAGGTTGTAGAAGAGTCGGGTGAAGCTTTCAAAGATATTTATCATAGACCAAAGAACTATGTTCGATTAGCTAAGTATATCTCCTCAGTTGATGAGGAAGTTACTCATGCTGATATTGTGGTGGCATTACCTTTCTACCCTACAGCTAAGAACAAGCAGGAGGAGCTATTATCTCTTGCAACAGCTTGGGGGTATAAGCATCACCATATCATTAAACGATACATTGCAGATGGTATTGAGTTCTTCAAAGGGGAGGCTCTAAAAGAAACTAACCTAGATGCCATAGGTATCTCATATGTCCAAGCTGATAGTCATGCAAATGCTACAGAAGGGTTCGTATACAAAGAGATGCGTTGGGCTGACCATGTGGGACAACTCTGCCAACATACCAATGTGCATTGGCTGAACCATGGTTTAACTGATGGTTATCGTGATGATGAACATGTAATAGCTGGTTTTAACATTATCGTCTTGGACGTAGATGGAGGAGCAAGTTTCGACACTGTGCACACCTTGTTGAATGAGACTTCAGCATACATGTACCACACTAAACGAAGCACAGCTGAATCAAACAGATTCCGTGTAGTAATTCCGTTGAAATATGTACTTAAAATGAGTAAGAAGGAATATAAAGAATTTATGAATAATATCATAAGTCATTTCCCTTTTGACATTGATGAGTGCTCAAATCAACGGAGTAAGAAGTGGCTATCGCATACTGGTTCAGGTACTTATATTGAAGGTGAGCTATTCAACCCTTTACCATTCATACCTAAAACCCAGAAGAATGCTGATAGAGAGCGCCAGAACAAGCAATTATCTAATCTACCTAAAGTAGAGCAGTACTTTGCTAAGCAATGGAACTCAGGTAGAAACAACACACTTCTAGCCTATGGGATGATGTTATTGGATAGTGGCGTTGACCTCTACGAGGCTCAGCAAAGACTTCGAGCGTTTAATGATTCATTCAGTGACCCTGTTTCTGATGATGAACTAAACAACTCAGTGTTCATAACCATGAGTAAGAAATCCGTTAAGGAGTAATTATGACTGCACATGAATTAGCAACACGTTTAAGGGGGATGCCTGATGTACCTGTAAGATTATTTACAGACCATGGTCAAACCTCCAGTCCCGCCCTTCGACTGGACTTACACATTTATAGTGAAAACTATGGATACTCTTGTCAGGAGTGGAGTATGGGTCCCGAAGACCGTTCTCCTGATGAGATTAAAATAATTGAAATATATGGGGAGTAACCATGATTGATATAGGAGTATTGTCTCTTAAAGAGGCATACGAACTACGTGTTGTTATAAACAATATGATTGAACAACATGAAAAAGAAGCACTGAACGTATTGATGAAAGGTCAGAAACATCCTGACTTTGCCTTAAAACAAGGCAATAAGAAACGTTCTTGGATTGACCCTGACAAGATGGTTCAGCTGCTACGTGATAGCGGTTATTCCAGCTCAGATATGTATGATGCTAAGATTAAGGGCATTCCTGCTATCGAAAAGCTTATCAAAGATACCGAAGTGGATATTGAACCATTCATTGAAGTATCTCGTAATAAGTCCACTTTAGTGTACACAGGAGAATAATAATGACTAACCGTACAGTTTTAATTGCAGGTATGTCTAACACAGGTAAGTCTACCAGCTTACGTAATCTTAAGGATAGAGCAGGTTATGCTTACCTTAACTGTGATGATAAGGCTTTGCCTATTGGGGGAGCTAAAGCGTTTTTAACAAATCAACGTGTAACCAACCCACACGATATCGTGCAGTACTATACTCAACTTGAGAATACTGACCAGTGTAAAGGTATCATTTTAGATACGCTTACTCACCTTATGGCTTCTTATGAACGTAAGGTAGTGGATGTATCTGATGAAGGCTTTGGTGCGTGGAAGGATTATGGAAATTTCTATAAGAGTATAAATGACCTTATCAAAGGTTCCAATAAAACTAACATCATCATGGCTCATACCGATACTCAACTTGTAGGTATGGATATGATATCTAAGATTCTTGTTAAAGGGTCTGTGGGTAAGTTAGGTGTTGAGGCAGATCATTCTATCGTAGTCACCTCTAAGCAAATGCCTATTGCACAGTTGATGGAGTTTGAAACTCCGCTACTTACCTATAGTGCTCAAGAGAAAGCCACAGGCATGAAGTATGTATTCTCAACAATGCTTAACAAGCAAACTGTTGGTGACCGTACAAGAGCCCCATTGGACTTCTGGAAGACAAACGAGATGTATATTGATAATGATATACAGATCGTACTTGACCGCTTTGATGAGTTCTACGGAGAGTAATATGCTAACTGTTATGGGGATTGACCAATCCCTCACTTGTACAGGTGTTGTGGTTCTGGACATCATGTCTAACATGGGTAGTAGAGAACCTAACATCGAAGTAGATTATGCTGGTTCAATAAAAACTGTAAAGGGTGAAGAGGATTTTATCTTCGATACCCTGAAGCGTGGGAACCAGATAGTAGAAGAATTAGTAACTATTGCTATGGATAAGGGTGTAGATGTCATCTGTTTTGAGACACCTTCACTTGCATCTAAAGGCAATGCTACAAGAACACTCCCTTTGTTATTAGGGATTATCCTCAGGGGCTTAAATGAGGTAGTAAAAGGACATGGTATACAAATGTATCATGTAGCCCCAAAGTCGCTTAAAAAGATTGCTACAGGTTCAGGAAACGCAAGTAAAGACGAGATGTTCGAACAACTCGCTGTTGACTGTCCTGAACTACATGCAGACCTTTTAGGTAAACCAAAGAGTGTAGGTAGATATGATCAAACTGATGCGTACTACCTAGCTAAACAGGGGTACACCTTGTACCTCCAAACAATTAAATAGGAAATAAATTATGTCATTAGATATTTTTAACGTAGAAGCCGATGTAGAAGTACAAGAAGAACGTGATTCAGTAGGTTTCAAAGCATGGGAAAGTGGTCTATACCCTGCAACTCTTAAAGCAGCCTTCCTAGGTGAATTCCCTTCTGGTTCAAAGTACATCGAAGTTGTAACTGAAGTACGTAACCCTGAAACAGGTGAGACACTGAACCATAGCGAAAGAGAAACTGTCTGGTCAGCAAATAGCAAAGGTCCATTCTACATCGACAAAAAGACCAAAGCTAAGAAACAGCTTATTGGTTTGTCTAAGATGAACTCTTTAGGTGAACTTCTTACAGGTAAGGCTTTAAAAGAGTCTACTTTTGTAGAGAAATTCCACACTGTTTACAGTAAAGAAGCTAATGGTCAGGTACCTACAGAGCTACCAACTCTAATCGACTGGTGTGGTAAGGAAATCTACGTAGGTATGCAGAAGATTATTGCTAACAAGCAGATTAAGCAAGGTACCAAGTATGTAGATATTGCTGATACCCGTGAATTCAACGAAGTTAACAAGTTCTTTGATGAAACTAAACGCTCAAACCTTGAAGTTAAGAAGGATGTTCCAGCTGAATTCTTTAACGATTGGTTGAAAGCTAACGAAGGCAAGACTAAAGATAAGTCTAAAGCAATCGTTGGTGGCGCAAGTGGTGTACCTGCAGCAGGTGGCGTACCATCTGCGACTGCAGCACCTCTACAGTTCAACACCTAACTTATAAAAGTTACTGGTGTAAAAGGGGAGTCTTGTACTCCCCTTTTATTTACATAAAATTTAAGGAATATTTATGTCAGATTTTTTAACCCGTTTAAAGCAGAATATCTTACCTACAACTGCGGGTTCTGATAGATATTTAGTTACCCCTATAGGAGAATAATTATGATTGAATTTGAAATCATCCAGAAGATTAAAGTAAAAACTATCCCTGAGGAAACTATCCGAAAGATA